ATTATTCTTAATGACGACTTTAATGGTGGTGACTTTGACCTAGAAACTGGAAACCCTAACAAAGATGTGCGCTATGATACCATAGATGCACAAAAAGGTCAAGGTGTATTTTTTCAGTCAGATTATTTTCACAGAGTAAGACCTGTGACTGGTGGTGTTAGAAAATCCCTAGTTGGGTGGGTTCTTGGGCCTAAGTTTTTATGATTATATCTAAAAAAGATGAAGTATATTTGACGGTGAAAGTAGATAAGAGTATGTCTAGGGAACTTTCTGATTTCTTTACTTTTGATGTGCCTGGCGCTAAGTTTATGCCTCAATATAAAAGTAGACACTGGGACGGAAAAATCAGATTATACTCTCAGGTTAACGGTGAAATCTATGTTGGTTTGTTGCCTTACATAGAAGAGTTCGCAAATAGAAATGATTTAAAAATACAATACACAGGAGACATTAACAATGCAAACAATATCTCAAGAAACGACACTAAAACATTTATTAAGAGAGTTAACCCTAAGTCTAAAGGTCAGAGTATTGAGGCTAGGGACTACCAAGTGGATGCGGTTCACCATGCTATTAGAACAAACCGCTCTTTGCTTCTCTCCCCTACTGCTTCAGGTAAGTCTTTAATAATATACTTGATTACGTCTTGGTACTTGTCAATGATCAATACTAAGAAGATACTTATTCTTGTTCCTACAACATCTCTTGTTGAACAGATGCATTCTGATTTTGTTGATTATGGTTATTCTGAGTCTGGTATGCAAAAAATATATCAAGGACATACAAAACAGATAACTAAACCTGTGACTATATCAACTTGGCAATCATTGTATAAAATGCCAAAAAAATGGTTTGAACAGTTCAGTTGTATTCTTGGTGATGAGGTTCATAATTTTAAATCTAAGTCTTTGACTGGTATCATGAATAAAATGTATCAATGTAAGTACCGTCATGGATTTACAGGAACTTTAGACGGAACTCAGACTCATAGATTGATACTAGAGGGTCTGTTTGGCTCTGTTAAACGTGTTACCACTACAAAAAACTTAATGGATAATAAAACGCTTGCTAAGTTAAACATTAAGTGTTTGGTGCTTAAGTATCCTGAATCAGACTGCAAATACATGAATGGTTTAAACTATCAGGATGAGGTTGATCTGATTGTAAGGGATGGTAGAAGAAATAAGTTTATAACTGACTTGACAAATCATTTAAAAGGTAATACACTTGTATTGTTTCAATATGTTGAAAAACATGGTGATGTGTTGTATAGTGATATAAAAAATGCTTTAGACGAGAACAGGAAAGTGTTTTATGTTTATGGTGGAACTGATACTCAAACAAGGGAGGACATTCGTGGGATTACAGAGCTTGAAAGGGATGCGGTTATTGTCGCATCGTATGGCACGTTTTCTACTGGTATTAATATTCGTAATCTGCACAATATCGTGTTCAGCAGTCCATCAAAATCTAGAATACGGGTCTTGCAATCAATCGGAAGGTCTTTGCGTAAAAATGAGAATAAAGATGTAGCCACTCTTTATGATATTTCTGATGACTTTACCTATAAGAACAATCAAAATTTTACTTTAAGACATTTTATGGAACGAATAAATATATACAATGAAGAACAGTTTGATTATGAAATCAAAAAAATACCTATTGAGTGAGAGATAATATGAAAAGTACAACTATGATGTATGTTGATAAAATATTGGATATCTATACTTCTGACGACAGTCGACTTCAAGCACATATATTCCAGAAGATAGATGCTAATAGAAAGATGCATTTTGGTTGTCGTTATTACCAGAACCAAATATTTCAGTTTGATGAGTTCTATCCAACAAAAAGTCTAGCTTATGCAGAGTCAGCTGCTTTAAACTGGACTACAGGAGTTAAAAAGGAATGAATGATCTTAAAGTAATAAAACTGTCTACTGGTGAAGATATAATTACTAAGTTAAAGGTTTCTGATCAAGACTTTCTAGAAGCCAAAGATCCTTTAAAAGTAAAGCTTTACTCGGAGGATAATGATAATCATGAATCTATGGGTCTTTCTAGATGGATGGCATTTAGTGAAGACAACATATGTATTATTAACAAATCAAGTATTATATCTATGTGTGATGCATCTGAACATGTCGAAAAGTTTTACATGTACTGCATGAAGACACTAGTTATAAGAAAGTCTTTAGAACCTTCTGATGAAGAGTTAGATGAGATATCTAATGAGGAATGGTCTGATTACTCAGAACCTTCTAACAAAATACATTAAAGGTATTTCTAAAAGCGACATACAGTATTATACAGACCCAAAGCAATTTTGTCAAGCTTTAATTTATATTATAAGTCGGGGATTAGCTCAGTCTGGCAGAGCACCTGCTTTGGGAGCAGGGGGTCGAAGGTTCAAGTCCTTCATTCCCGACCAATATTTTTACTTGACAAATCAACTTTATTGTGGTATCATATCACACAATATAAAGGGAAAACTTAATCATGGCATCCAAAAAAGAAAAACCTAAAAAACCCCACTACGTCAACAATAAGGAGTTTTTGCAAGCACTTATTGATTGGAATGAACTAGTCAAAACTGCTGAGTTAGAAGGTAAACCACAACCTCCTGTAACAAACTATATTGGCGAGTGCTTTTTAAAGATTGCTACACACCTGTCTTATCGACCAAACTTCATTAACTACACATATAGAGATGAAATGATTGGTGATGGTATAGAAAACTGTTTGCAATATGTTAAAAACTTTAACCCAGAAAAGTCAAAGAATCCTTTTGCATATTTCACACAAATTATCTATTATGCATTTCTTCGAAGAATTCAAAAAGAAAAGAAACAATCTCATGTAAAAAATAAAATTATAGAAAACATGGGTGTTGATGCTCTTATTCAAGAATCTGAACAGGGTAACCAGAGTGATGGATATTCGGAATATTTACAAAATAATTTCTTGCCAGAAGAGGATGTTTATAAACCTAAAAAGAAAAAGAAAAAACCCAAAGCTTTAGAAAACTTTTATGATGAAGATGAAAAGAGTGATGAATGAAGATAGCGTTAATAACTGACACCCACTTTGGTGCAAGAAACGACAGCCTATCATTTAATGAATATTTTTATCAATTTTGGGAAAATACTTTTTTTCCGTATCTAAAAGAAAACAAAATAGATAAAGTCATTCACTTGGGTGATGTAATGGACAGACGTAAGTTTGTCTCTTATAAGATTGCTAAAGACTTTAGAACTAGGTTCATACAACCATTTGCAGATAATAATATTGATCTGCANATTCTCATTGGTAACCATGATACTTATTTTAAAAATACCAATGCAGTAAATTCTATAGAAGAGTTACTTGGTGGTCGATATCCAACAATTAAGTATTACTCTGAATCAGAAACAGTAGACTTTGATGGATTTCCTATTCACTTTGTGCCTTGGATAAACTCTGAAAATTATCACTCCACCATAGAAAAAATAGATGAGACCAGAGCTCAATTATGTATGGGTCATCTTGAGATAAATGGTTTTGAAATGCATTCTGGACACAAGTCTGAGAATGGTTATTCTAAAGATATATTTAAAAAGTTCGACACAGTATTCTCTGGTCATTTCCATAAAAAATCTGATGATGGTCAAGTGTTTTATCTTGGCAACACATATCAAATAACATGGAGCGACTATAATTGTCAAAAGGGGTTTCATGTATTTGATACAGAAACACGAGGATTAGAAAGAGTTATAAACCCTCACACTATATTTGAAAAGATATACTATGACGATTCAGTAAATGATTACAGTAAATATGACATAAAAAGTTGTGAGAACAAGTATGTAAAACTTATTGTTGTAAACAAAAAAGACTTATATCAGTTTGATCGATTTGTTGAAAGGTTGTTAGAAGAAAAAACACACGAAGTTAAAATAGTCGAAGATTTTTCTGAGCTAGATGCAAGGAATGTATCTGATGAAATTGTTGAAAATTCACAAGACACTATGACACTTTTAGAAAGATATGTTGACGAGTTAGATATTGACGTTGATAAAAACAGATTAAAAAATACCATGAAATCTTTATATGTTGAGGCGATTGACTTAGAAATATGATAACATTTAAATACGTTCGATGGAAGAACTTTTTGTCAACTGGTAATAATTTTACAGAAATACAATTGGATAGAAGTCCATCAACACTTATTATCGGTGACAATGGAGCAGGAAAATCTACAATTCTGGATGCTCTTTGTTTTGGTTTGTTTGGAAAACCATTTAGACCCATAAGTAAAACTCAACTTCTCAACTCTATAAACCAAAGAGACTGCGTGGTTGAGGTTGAGTTTATGACACAAAATAAAAGTGTCAAAGTGGTTAGATCAATTAAACCAAACAAGTTTGAGGTGTATGTTGATGATGTTATGATAAATCAAGATGCTTCAGCTAGAGACTATCAAAAACACCTAGAACAACAGGTCTTAAAACTTAACTACAAGTCGTTCACACAAGTTGTTATTTTGGGTAGTTCAACCTTTGTCCCCTTTATGCAATTGTCTGCCAAAGCGCGTAGAGAGGTCGTAGAGGACATCTTGGACATAAGAATATTCTCTTTGATGAATATGATACTTAAAGGCCGACTGAAGGATCTGAGTTCTGACATCAATGACAATCGGTATCAACTAGACTTATACAAAGAAAAAATATCCTTACAACAAAAGTACATCAAAGATTTAGAGGGCAACAAAGATACACTTATAGAACAGAAGAAAACTAACAGAGAAAAAAACAAAGAAGAAGTTGTTTCTCGAAAATCTAAAATAAATGGTTTGTTAGGAAAAAACAAAGACTTGTTGTCAAAACTAATTGGTGAAGAAGAGTGTAAAGATAGAAAAGAAAAAATAAAGGGATTTAAGGTTACTCTACAAGATAAGAAAAGTGGTAATCAAAAAATGGTTGATTTCTATAATAGTAATGATGACTGTCCTACATGTCACCAACCTATTGAAGAAGATTTTAAAAAGTCTGTTTTGAGTGAAGCTGAAGAAAATGTAAAAAAATATAGTGAAGGTTTAATAAATGCTACTGACCAACTAAAGAAAATAAATGAAAAATTAAATTCATATTCAAAGGTTGGTAAGTTTATTAACGATAATGAGGTTGAAATAGTAAAACTGAATAGTAGTATATCTCAACTGGAAAAGTTTAATGAATCCTTAACTTCAGAAATAGAAGACATTATGTCTGGTGATGTAACAAAAGAAGATCATAACAAATTAAATGAACTTTCAAAAGTTTTAAAAACATTAGATGGTGCTAAATCACTACTAAAAGAAAACATGACATACTATGATATGGCAAAAAACCTCCTGCAAGACAGTGGTATTAAAACAAAAATAGTTAAACAGTACCTTCCTATCATGAATAAGTTAGTAAATACATATCTTAGTTCTATGGACTTTTTTGTAAACTTTAATCTTGACGAAAACTTTAACGAAACAATAAAGTCAAGATTTAGAGATGAGTTTTCCTATTCTAATTTTTCTGAAGGTGAAAAGATGAGAATAGATCTTGCTCTTCTGTTTACATGGAGAGCAATTGCAAAGATGAAAAATTCAACTAATACTAATCTATTGATACTTGACGAGATATTTGACAGTTCACTAGATGGATCTGGAACAGATGATTTTTTAAATATCCTTAAAACATTTGAAAACGAAAACGTATTTGTCATCAGCCACAAACAAGACGTTTTGATCGAGAAGTTCAGAAGTGTCTTGAAGTTTGAAAAAGTTAAAAACTTTAGTCATATTGCAATTTAATTTTAATTTTTTTTTTAAAAGTGTTACTATTTAACACACTTGTCTTATAAATAAAAGTGACAGGAAAGATGCCGATTTTTGGGTCAATTCTGTTAAATCTTGCTTAAATTTTCAATAAAAGGAGATAACAGTCAATGAAAGAAAAAATAGTAAGTTGGATAAAAGAATCAAGGGAACAATGCAAACTCTGTGCTGAAATCGCAGCCTTTATAAGCATTCCTTATATATTAATTGGTGTTGCAGTCCTTCAAGCTGGAAATGCAGTTTATTAAAAAACTGTAAATAATTCACATTTTTTGATAAAAACGCTTGACTTTGTTATGAAAACAATGTATAATGTATACATTAATCATTGATATAGGACTTAAATTATGACACACGCAGTAGAAACAATGGCATACGCAGGGCAATTGCCTTGGCATGGACTCGGTACTAAAGTAGAACCTAACCTAACTCCAGACGAGTTTTTAGTAGAAGCTGGTCTTGACTGGGAAGTAGAAAAGAAAGACTCTTTTGTTGAGGTTGGTGATCAAAAAATCCCAACAGGTCAACAGTCTTTGATCCGAACCTCAGACAACTCAGTTCTTACCAATGTAGGTAAAGGGTGGAATCCTGTTCAAAACGCAGAGGCATTTAACTTCTTTGAAGAATATGTCAAAGCTGGAGACATGGAGATGCACACTGCTGGATCATTGAAAGATGGTCAAATGGTATGGGCACTTGCAAAGACTAACGAATCCTTTGAATTATTCGATGGCGATGTAACGGATAATTATTTCTTATTTACCAATCCACATCAGTTTGGTAAAGCGATTAATATCCGAATGACACCAATCAGAGTTGTTTGTAATAATACTTTAACTTTGTCTCTTTCTAGAGAGTCAGAACAAATGGTTACGGTTAATCACCGAAAAGCGTTTGATGCTGATTCTGTGAAAGAACAGATGGGTATTGCTCGTGAAAAAATGGATCAGTACAAAACAATGGCAGAGTATCTTGGTAAGAAAAGATACACAGATGCCAATGTTATCCAATACTTCAATACGGTATTTGGTCGTCCTGCTGATGAACTTGAAATTGCTAGGAATGGTAAAGTAGTTCCTTTCACTTCTCGAAATGCTAGTGTCGCAATGGAAAACTTACAAACCCAGCCTGGCGCTGAGTTTGCGAGAGGTTCATTTTGGCAAGCATTTAACACAGTAACTTACATGAATGATCACCTTCAGGGTAGGACTTCAGATTCTCGATTACAATCGTCTTGGTACGGTCGTAACCGAAAAGTTAAGTTAAATGCACTTGACACTGCTTTGCAGTTTGCTGAAGTAGCTTAAAACTACGAGGGGGAAACCCCTCGTTTTTTTTTAAAAAAAAATATTTTTTTAGTTGAAGTCGTTATAAATAATAAACCACTTTATGCCAATAGGGTAAAATGGTTTTTATAAATCTTGCTTAATTAATAAGGAGACTAATGATGAATAATCTTAGAACTTTACAAAACGCTCTCAATGCGTTTGATACGAACATGTTAACACCTTACACAATAGGTTACGACCGTTCTTTCGACCGACTGTTAAACTTCACCACTCAACAACTCAAACCTGCTAACTACCCACCTTATAATATTAGAAAAACAGATGATTTTTCATATGTGATAGAAATGGCTATTGCTGGTTTTAGTAAAAGTGACATTGATATCCAAGTAGCTGACGGTCTCCTATCCGTTAAGTCTATTAAAAAGGATAAGGATGAGGAAGATCTAACTGATGAATCCACTTATCATGGTATTTCTAACAGAGGATTCTCTCGTAAGTTTTCTCTCGCAGATGACATTATAGTAAATGATGCTTCTCTACAAGATGGAATGCTGACCATATTCTTGGAACGCATTGTCCCAGAAGAGAAGAAACCAAGATCTATTAAAATAAAATAGATTCGGAGGGGGGGTTGACAAACCCCTCCTTTTTTGGTATAATATGTGAAACTAATAAAACTGGATATATATTATGAAAAAGACTGATAAACCAGTCGGTGATTTTGACGCAAGTAAGTATAAGTTTAACGAAGGTCAACTGATTACTGAATTGTGTACATATATCAATTCGACTTATAGCGAACACTATTCCAAAAATAAATTCCAATCAACAGAATTCATAATTGACTGCGGTCATGGTGAAGGATTTGCTTTGGGTAATGTTTTGAAATATGTTCAGAGATACGGTAAAAAGGACGGCCGCAACAGAAAAGACTTGCTAAAAGTTTTACACTATGGTATAATTGCATTGTACAATCATGACCATGATGAAGAAAAAGATAAGTCCAAAATACCAGAAGATTGTTACGCTGAATACTGTGATAATTCTGGTTATGTTTTTGAGGATTTACCCCATTCTGATATTAACAAGTCTTCAATTGATTATGCCACTCCAAAAGAGTGGAATAATGTCCGTACAAAAACATTGAGAAAAAGTTCTTTAAAGGGAGAAACTGATGAAACTTAGTAATGAAACAAAAGAGGTATTAAAAAATTATTCCTCTATAAATGCAAACCTGTTGGTTGCCGCTGGTGATACAATATCAACAATGTCCCAAATGAAAAATATTGTGTCAACATCAAAGTTGCCAGATACTTTTGAAACAGACTTTGCAATTTATGACTTGAATGAATTTTTGTCTGCATTATCCTTGTTTAAAGATCCAGACTTAAACTTTGGTGAAAAAAGTGTTAAGATATCAGAGGGTAGTCAGGGCATTGAATACTTTTATTCAGACCCATCNGTTGTTACAACACCAAAAACATCAATAACAATGCCTGATGTTGATGCAGAATTTGTTTTAACTCAATCTGTGTTTAATCAAGTTATGAAAGCATCTGCTGTGTTAGGCGCTCCAGACATGGTTTTGTATTGTGATGGAGAAAAATACTTTATCAGTGTGACAGATAGGAAAAATACCACATCAAATAGTTTCAAGGTTGAAGTCGGTGAGTCTGAAGAATCACACAGTCTTGTTGAATGTTACTTTAAAGTTGAAAACCTAAAACTATTATCTGGTGATTATAAAGTTGAAGTATCATCAGCTGGTATATCTAAATTTACAAATGTAAACCGAGATACTGAATATTTTATTGCACTTGAAACTGCCTAATTTTAGGATTATATTATGGAAGAAATGTTATGGGTGGAGAAATACCGCCCCCTAACTATTGAGGAGTGTATACTCCCTAAAGACTTAAAACAAACTTTCCAAGAGTTTGTAAACAAAAAAGATGTTCCCAACTTGTTACTAACTGGTACTGCTGGTGTTGGCAAAACAACAGTTGCAAAAGCTTTATTAGAACAGTTGGGCGCTACATATATGTTGATAAATGGTTCGGAAGAGTCTGGTATCGATGTTCTCCGTAACAAGATTAAGAACTTTGCATCCACTGTTTCTATGGATGGTAATCGCAAGTATGTAATTCTTGACGAAGCTGACTATTTAAATCCACAATCAACGCAACCTGCTTTGCGTGGTTTTATAGAAGAGTTTAGTAAAAACTGTGGATTTATTCTCACATGTAATTTTAAAAATAGAATCATTGATCCACTTCACAGTCGTTGTTCTGTCGTTGAATTTAAAATACCTAATAATGAAAAACCTGCCTTAGCTGGTAAGTTTTTTAAACGTGTTCAATATATTTTAAATGAAGAGGGTGTAAAAAGTAACGATAAAGTTGTTGCATCTCTTATCAATAAGTTTTTTCCAGACTGGCGTAGAACACTTAACGAGTTGCAAAGATATTCTGTATCAGGTCAGATTGATGCTGGCGTCCTTGTAAATTTATCGGAGAACAATGTCAATGAGTTGGTTAAATCTCTTAAAAACAAAGAGTTCACAAATGTTAGAAAGTGGATTGTCGATAATCTCGATAACGACCCAAACCGTATTTATAGGCGTATCTATGATTCTCTTTACGATAACGTGGATAGTTCTTCTATCCCTCATGCTGTTATTATATTGGCTGACTACTCTTACAAGTCAGCTTTTGTTGCTGACCAAGAAATAAACATGTTAGCATGTATGACAGAAATGATGTCACAATGTAAATTTAAATAAAAAAAGGATATTATAAAATGAAAACATTTTTTTTCAAAAATGAAGATGAAGCTAATGAACTTTCAAAAAGGATTACTGCTGTTTTTCAAACCCAACCAGCTTTATCTACGATGGAATGTAGGTTACCTGATGAAATTATTAGTAAATTAAACAAGTACATTGACAGTCAACGACCAAGTGCTAAAAGTCATGCACCTAACTTAGTTGGTCAAATAAATGCAGACAAAGATTCTGCTCAGTTAGCGATGGACTTAAAACAAGACTGTCCAGAATCTTTAGCTGCTATTTTAGAATTGTTTGGCACTTACTACATGAATTCTATGGGAGTTACTGAATGTAATGTTGAGTGTGATGACATGTGGACTGTTCACAGTTATGCTGGGGATTATAATCCAACACACAATCACTTTGTTAAAACAACTATGGGATTATCATGTATACTTTACTTAAAACTTTCTGATGAAATGGAAAAAGTTAAAGTATCTGTTGCTGATAATGACTGGGAAGGTAATACCTTTAACCCAAAGCTTGTTAACGCTACTGGAGCTACAGATGGCCATACATTTTTTGAATGGGGTACTCATAGTACTCAAGATGTAGAAATGATGAGATATAGTACAGAAATGTATGTTAAACCAGAGGTAGGGAAACTTTTAATATTTCCACACTGGTTAAGACACTCAGTCAGTCCGTTTAAGGGTGCTGGCGAAAGAAGAACTTTGTCAGCGAACTTTAATGTTTACACTAACCAAAAAATTCAACAAGAGGTATTTCAACAAGCAGTTCTTGGCGATATAGAATCTAAATAATGTACGAGTTAAAAGAATATTTAAAATCTATTAATGAAACAAAAGATAACTTGATGGATAGTGAAGATCCTGTGTGGGAAAAGAAGTACCCACCATTTATAGTCAATAAATGTCTCGCTCCATTTAATGACACAATTATGTTGGTTAATGAAATAAACCAAAGACATCATGTAGATTCTAAGTTACAATATGACTTTTTACTAAATAGTCTCAGAAGTAAAAAAAGATATGCTTCGTGGATGAAGGCGAATAAAAGTAAAAATTTAGAATATGTAAAAGAATATTACAATTATAGTAATGAGAAAGCACAATCTGCCCTCGATATACTAAATGATGACCAAATCGCCACAATAAAAGAAAAATTAAATAAAGGTGGTAAAAAATGAGTGAGATATCATGGTCTCCAACACAGATGTTGGAAGTTGTCCTTAAAGAACCCGATGATTTTTTAAAAGTAAGAGAAACCCTTTCTCGAATTGGTGTTGCGTCTAGAAAAGACAGAACACTATTCCAATCATGTCATATTCTACACAAACAAGGTAGATACTATCTAGTGCATTTTAAAGAGTTATTTGCATTAGATGGTAAAAAAACAAACCTGTCGGAGAATGATTTAGCAAGAAGAAACTGTATCGCTAAGTTATTGTCTGATTGGGGTTTGGTAGATGTTTTAGGAACATCTGAAATTGAACCAGCACCATTGTCACAAATTAAGATAATTAGTTATAAGGACAAAGGAAGTTGGAAACTTGAAACTAAGTATAATATAGGTAAAAAGAAAGAGGATTTATAATTATGAAAAATGTTAATTTTGATATTTACCCACTAGGCAACTATGTTGCTGTGCAAAGATTAGAAAAAGAAACTACTACTTCTGGCGGAATTGTTTTGACATCTAGTGTTGAAACTAAGGTTAACAGAGGCACAGTCATCGCAGTTGGTGAGGGTAAAATGTTAGATGATGGCACGATCCGACCTTGTGCGTGTAAAGTTGGTGACGATGTCTTATTTGCAACACAATCGCAAAATGAATTTACTATTGAAAAAGAAGAAATAGTTCTTGTTCCAGAAGTTCATGTTATGGCAGTTATAGGGAGTAAACAATGAGAGAAGCTTTAATTGATGCAATAAAATCTCACCTTGAAGGATGTATAAAAAAACACTGTGTCAATGTTGAGGTGTACTTAAAAAGCTCAGTTGGTATTGGTGAACACTCTGACATAACAGGATCTATCGAAGCCGAACTTGGTCACATATCTGAGTATCATGATAAACTAGAAGTCTTAGAAAAATACTTTAGCATGAGG